AAATTATAAATGTTGGCACAGGAACTAATCATTCTGTAAATCAAATAGCGGATATGATTTGCAATTCATATACCAAGAACTTTATACCACCTAGACCTGCAGAGGCAAGAGTAACTCTCGCTGACATTTCAAAAGCAAAAAAACTTTTGGGATACATGCCATCTATTGAAATAAGTGATTGGATTGAACAGTACAAGGCATTATGAAACAAGGATTAGTGGCAATTATTTTTATTATATTCATACATGTAATAGGAATATCTTTGTCCAATACAAATCAGAACGAAAAAATTTTATGGAGAGATGAATACAAGGTACAATCAAAAAACTGATGAACTAATTCATTCAGTAAACATAAAAGAAAATCACTCTCAAGCTTATCAAGATCTCTTTGTCTTGACTATGTTAGGTAGTAAAAAGAATGGTAGGTATCTTGAGATAGGTGCTAATCATCCTACAGAATTTAATAATACTTGGTTACTAGAATCAGAATTCAAGTGGCAGGGTATCTCAGTAGAAATAGATGAACGTTTTCAAGGTGAGTTTGTATTACAAAGAGGTAATGATTGTCATCTAGCAGATGCTACAACATTTGATTGGAAAGAAGCAATAAAAAATAAAGGATGGAAGAAGAAAAGGTTTGATTATGTTTCTATAGATTGTGAACCACCTAATATCACACTCAAAGCATTAGAAAATCTACCATTAGAAGAGTATAGATTTTCTGTAATTACATTTGAATCAGATTTATATGCACATGGACCTAGGTGCAGAGATATACAACGGAAAATATTGAATGATTTAGGTTACCAAATTGTAGCAAGAGATGTTGCCAATGGAGGAAATCAATTTGAAGATTGGTGGATAGATCCTCAAGTAATAGATACTGTGACATGGGGACCCTTTATTTCTCATGGTGCTGAAGCGAGAACATTGTTTATAAAATGAAAATTTCTCATTGGTATGGCAGACTTGGAAATAACATTCAGCAATGTGCAGTCGGCACAATGGCAGCAGCACTGACACAATCTACATTTGAATCAATTGAACATGAAATTATCAAAAAACACTCGACATCGTTTGGACAGAATAGTCAGGAAGTACGATCAAAATTCTTCTACTGGGAGGGTCCGTATAAAGAGGTCAACATCGAAGAAGAATTCATTTATGAAAACATGCGTCAAATATGTAAGACGTATATTGAACCACATATCCAAGCACCAAGGGTGGTACTACCTGATAATTGTATTGTTATTCATATCAGGAGTGGAGACGTATTTGACAGGGGGGTACAAAACCCTAGCAACTATGTCCCTAATCCTCTTTATTTTTATATGCAATTGGTTGAACAATTTCAGCAAGCGATAGTGGTCACTGAGGGAGATAATCACAACCCCATACTAGATGAACTTAGAAAACATCCGAAGGTTACAATACAATCTAAAAGTGTAGCAGAAGATTTTGGTACCCTATTGTCAGCAAAACATCTTGCCAACTCTGGGGTTGGAACCTTCGCTATTGCTGCTGCTTTATGCAGTCATAATATAGAAACCTTACATTGCACTGATGTAAGCATGAGTGAGCATCTTAATTATAGGATGCTTCTAGGCACTGATGTGACAGTAAGTTTGATGCCACTTGATAACTACATAAACGTAGGAGACTGGACTAATAGTAATGAACAACGAAAATATATTCTTGAATACGATCCAATTTCCTAGGAAAATTGCTGACAAAATTGAAAAGACTGCAACTAATGGTCCATGGTGGTATCTACCGGATTGTGCTCACCCGATTGGTCATAAATTACAGACTGATTTGAACCCATATTTTTCTTGTACTCTAATTCAAGACCGTGTTCAAAAAAATAATATCCTCCATCATTATGATTTGTCATTCTTCAGTAAGTATATTAGAATGGAGAAACATACGATTGCAAGAGCACATGTTACCATGCATTATCCAAATCCTAACAAAATAGGTGTGCCACATAACTTTCATATAGATCAACAATATCCACATATCGTGGCATTATATTATATTAATGAAACTGATGGTGATACTATTTTCTGTGATGAACATGATCATTCTAAGATCATACATAGAGAAACTCCAAAGAAAGGTAAGTGTGTAATCTTTGAAGGTTTGCATACATACCATGCTAGTTCTTCACCATCCAAAAACATTAGAATGACTTTGAACATTAATTATGACCATCTTTGATACGTTCACTTTTTATAATGAACTTGATTTATTAGAACTTAGACTCAACATACTGGGTGATGTTGTAGATTATTTTGTAATAAATGAAGCAAACATTACTTTTACTGGTAAACCTAAACCTTTATACTATCAAGACAATAAAGAAAGATTCAAGAAGTGGGAAGATAAAATCATTCATCATGTCACTATAGATGATAATAAAACATTAGAAAAGTATTGGGAAGGTGTTCCTTATCATAGGAGCATGAAAGAAGAGAACATATATCAATTACCACTACACTATCAGAGAGCATGTTTTCATAAAGACTCTGCAATATATGCACTTCTTGACAAGGCAAAGGACGATGATATTATACTTACAAGTGACGCTGATGAGATAGCAAATCCAGAGGCACTGATCGCCATGGGTGAATGGTTCAAACCTGAGAATCATTATGTGTTGAGAGGTCCTGTATACTATTACTATCTCAATCTGTTATGTGAAAAGGATTGGATGGGTACAAGAGTTTGTACCATGAAGATGCTCAAAACAATGAGCATAGATAAGTTGAGGCAATCACATCAAGACTCTTGGAAGATTGATAATGCATCATGGCATTGGAGTTTCTTTGGTGATGCTGATACTGTACGTGCAAAGATGGATGCTTATGAACACCAAGAGAACAATTTACCTCAGTACAGAGATACAATGGAACAACGTATCGAAGCAGGACTTGATCCATTTGGCAGAGATTATTTGTATCAACCAACTGTGGTACCTATCGATAGTTCATACCCAGACTATGTTCAAAATAATAAGGAAAAATTTGTGAGGTTTATAAAGTGAATTTGATAGAAGGAGTGGCAGTATCTAATCATTGTGATTACTCATTTGGAGATCAGTCTGGATGTATAGGTAACGTTGCAGGTGCTTACATGAAGCAGGCAGATCCATGCAACACAGAGTTCGCTGACCTTGTGAAGGACGGTAAACCGTTCATAACAGTTTTTATAGATAATATACGACTTTATAATAGACCACTCAAGGCAGACACCGAGAGTGATCAAAAATGGATAGATGGTCTGATGGAGACTAATGACCTACTGAAGACATGTAGCAACTATCCTGACACTAAATTTTGTATATTTACAAATCTAGAAGATACACCGATTACAGAGGACATTCATGATAAAATTCCTAAAAACGTTGTTGCAATCTATGGGACAAATGCTATCGGATTTGGTGGCAAGGTTCACCCATTCCCATATGGTGTACAAAGAATCATACATCCCAGTGACAATCGAATCGGAATACTCAAGAAATACCTACAACAAGAGAAGGTAAAACCCAAGAAGTTACTTTACATCAATCACTCAGAGCATACTAATATAAGCGAGAGGGGTAATGTAAGAAAGAAGTTCTCAGGTAGGAAGTATGTTACTATAGGAGAAAGAGTTCACTATGATCTATATTGTCAGCAGATATTAGATCATAAATTTATGATATGTCCGCAGGGAAATGGTGTTGATTGCCATAGAAACTGGGAGGTGTTATACTTAGGAAGAGTTCCTGTAATGAAGAAGTCTAAGTATCTCCAAGAGTTATACAAAGACTATCCGATATTATGGGTCAATGATTTTATGGACTGCACTAAATCCTTGCTGTCTAGTAATAATCATTTGTTTGAAAAAGCACAAAAAATTGACAACAACTTGCTTGATCTTTATACTGTATTCAATCGTGCTGTAAAGAATGCTAAAAATTCCTGAAGTCACATTAGTCATACTCGCTGACCTTGATATTGAAGATGCTGTTTATGCAATCAATAAATCATGTGAAAGTATTCACTGGGGTGCTGCTAAGTTTCTTAGTAGTAAGGGAAGACCTAGAGGTTTGAATCCCAATGTAGATTATGAGGAAGTTTATCCAATTCAAAGTATCAATGACTTTAATTTTTATTGTATCTATAATCTTACTAATCACGTCAGGACCTCGCATTGCCTTCTCATACATCCGGACGGCTACGTTATTCGTCCTCATCTTTGGGATCCTAAATTTCTTGATTACGATTATATCGGTGCCCCGTGGAGAGATGACCCAAATGCCTACCTCGACCCGTGGGGAAAGAGTCATCGAGTCGGGAATGGAGGATTTTCCTTACGCTCCAAGCGTCTACTCGACGTCCCCAGTAAAGTCACCGTCCCTTGGGAAGTAAACGAAGGTGATTTTTACAAACATATGGATGCCGGACTATATAATGAGGACGGGAACATATGCTGCCACAACCGACACATCTTTGAGGGACAGGGATGTGTGTATGCTCCCGTCGCGGTGGCGAGTAAATTTTCAAGAGAAGAAACTCTACCCGACAGTGAACAAGAGACCTTTGGTTTCCATTATCATTTTCAAGAGATACGATGAAAGCAACGATCAATCAACTATGGTGGAATCCATGGGGTGAAGAGGGTTTAGATGTAGGTAATAGAAAAGTAAGTATATCAATAGATAATCTTTCATTTGATAAGGAAGCAGACTACAGAATTTTATTTTTAGCAGAACCATATGCAATTGCACCATCTGTGAACGAGGGTGCACTCAAAAATGCACACAATTTCAATCGAATCTATACCTTTACACAATCAATATTAGAGAAGTACCCACAGGCACAATGTTTTGAGTGGGGTTCTTCATGGTTAGATTTCAAAGAATTAAACATAGAGAAAAAACCACACATCACATTTGTTACTAGTTCTAAATTACAGACCACTGGACATAAAACTAGGAATCAAATTATGGATATGTTAGAAGACATAGAAGTTGTAAATGGTATGGAGATATATGCACATAAGTCACCGCCATTTCATCAAAGAAGAAATGATTTTTTTGAAAATGCAATGTATCATATTGCAGTAGAAAACTCAAGACAAAAAAATTATTTTACAGAAAAGATAATAGATTGTTTTGCCAGTAGAACTATACCAATATATTGGGGGTGCCCTAATCTTGATAATTGGTTTGATATGGATGGTGTTATTAGATTCAATCATGTCAGCGAACTCAAAATAATATTTGACAAACTAGACGAAGACTTTTATCATAGTAGGAAGGAAGTAATTGAAAAAAACTATGAAATTGCTAAGAAATTTTATGGTGAAAATGATGTGGTTCCTCGATTGACTAAAACTATTATTAATGATGTTGAGGAAAACGCTATAGTATATGAGAGTTAGTTTTTGTATTCCAACTCATGATGGTAATGCAAGATGTCAAAATTATTTGTTTGATATTTTTCATGCTCTCTCACAACAAACCAATAAAGATTTCAATGTCTGGATCTCAGATCATAGCAAATCTAGTAAGGTTTTAGATGCATGTAAAGAGTATGCAGATCTATTTGAGATCAACTACATTAAGAATACAAAAAAGTATGGTAATATTTCTGCCAATACTAATCATGCATTACAGCATGCTGATGGGGGTATTCTAAAAGTATTGTTCTCTGATGATTTTATACTTACAAAAAATCTTGTAGAAGAACTAGACAAATCATTTACTGATGATGTCATGTGGGCAGTCACAGGTTATGCTCATACAGTTGACGATGGTCACACACATTACAATCCAAAAATCCCCTATCATAATGATAAGTTATTAGAGGGTGTGAATACTTTGAGTTCACCATCTATTCTTGCATTGAAGCGAGGAATCGACATGTATTTCGATGAAGATTTGACCATGTTGATGGATTGTGATATGTATTATAGACTCTATAAATATCATGGAGATCCAGTGATACTAAAAGATTATCACATCTCGAACAGAGAGCATAAGACTCAAACACAGAGAACTTATGAACACCTCCTACCAAAGGAGATTGAATATTTGAAAGAGAAACATTCATCATGACTATAGGATTCAATCATTTAGGAAGACACGGTAGACTGGGCAATCAAATGTTCCAGTATGCAGGACTACGAGGCATCGCAGCACATAAAGGATATGACTTTGCTATACCTCCTAGTGACTTTAATGATGAGTGGAATGACCATCAATTATTTGAGGCATTCAAACTCATCGGTCTTACAAATATAAAAGAAATTCCCGGACCATATGTGCAGGAAGCACACTTTCATTTTGATCAAAATTTATTTGATAACATGCCTGATGGTCATAATGTTTATGGATATCTACAGAGCACAAAATGGTTTGAACATATAGAAGAAGATATAAGAGAAGATTTTGAGTTCAAGAATGATATACATGTACCATGTAAAGAGATGATGAATACACTGCAAGACCCTATCGCATTGCATGTTCGTAGAGGTGACTATATAGAAAACAGCGATAATCATCCACCCTGTTCCAAAGAATATTATGACACTGCATTGTCAAAGTTTGATAACAATCGTACAGTGGTTATTTTTTCTGATGATCCTCAATGGTGTAGCACTGAGTTCCCTGACGACAGGTTCCTTATATCAGAAGGTGGTGACAATCTTGCAGACATGTGTATGATGACTATGTGTACTGATTTTATCATTGCTAATTCATCATTCTCATGGTGGGGTTCTTTCTTATCACGAAATCCTGATAAGAGAATCATTGCACCTAAAAAGTGGTTTGGTACTGGATACACCAAGAACCACAATACATCTAATCTATACTGTAATAACTGGGAGGTATTATGAGAAAAAAATCCGAACAAGAAAAACTATACTCTTCAGAACCACCTCAACTAGGAAAGGATCTTGAGTACAATGAAGATAACACTAAGATGGAACTTCCCGGTTGTACATATATGATTCCACTCAGAGTTGAAACTCCTGACAGGTTGAGAAATATCATAACAATATTATTGTACTTTATAAGAAATATAAAGGCACCTATAATTGTAAAAGAGTTTGATACAGAATCAATATATGAGACAAGTGTTCTACCACAAATATCACAGGTTGCGACAGAGGAAGAACTAAGTCAAATTACACATGTGTTTGAACAGAGTGATGAGTTTGTTTTTCATAGAACTAGATTGATCAATGATATGATCATGATGGCAGACACACCATTTGTATGTAACTATGATTCTGATGTGCTTCTACCTTTACAGACTCATTTTTATGCTAATACATTTTTAGCAAAGGGATATCGTCCGCCAGAAGCACCAAAGGACAGTCCATTGCAACCAGTAAAGGTTGTTTATCCATATGGTTATGGTATGTTTCAGCAACAAGTTTTTGCTGATGATAATACGGTGAGTAATTTTATCAACAGTAATTTTAATTTTCATGCATTCGATGGTAAGTTGAGACCGTATGATGCAAAGTTTGGTTTCTGTCAGTTCTTCAATAGAGAGGAATATATCAAATTAGGGATGGAGAATGAGAATTTTATATCATATGGATATGAGGATGATGAGAGATATCATAGATTCAATATGTGCTCTGATGTTATTAGAATAAATGATACTGTTTTTCACCTAGAACATAAGAGAAGTCAGAACTCATGGTTCACCAATCCACATATAGAAGACAATCGTAAGGAGTGGGAGAAACTAAAGTTATATGGTAAAGAGAAACTTGAAGAGTATTATGAAAATATTGATTATATGAAGAGGCGATTTGGACAAGAACAAAAGTAAATATAAACTTGCAGGTATTCCTCATGTCTATTGGTTGAACTTAGATAGGTATACTGATAGACAAGAATATATGCTAGAGCAACTGGAGTATTGGGGTATAGAAAATCACACAAGAGTGTCAGGTATTGATGGAAAAGAGGATGACCCGTCATCATATTTGAAAGGGAGAGTCCCAGAAAATATGAATCCCGGTGAGATAGGTTGTGTTCTCACTCATCTTAGTGCACTCAAACATTTTGTGGAAGAGACTGATTATGATGAAGTCATGATTATGGAAGATGATGTTGATCTATCCACTGCAAAAAATTGGACATTTACATGGAGAGATGTAAGAAAAAAGTTACCTATAAATTTTGACACCTGTCAATTTACGATTATAAATCCTAACGGTATACAATTAAAATTACATCATAGATTTATAAATGATTTTTCTGCTGCATGCTATATTATAACTAGACATCATGCCACAAAAGTGCTAAGATGTCATCAGCGTGGTAACTCATGGAAGATAGATCAAAACATCAGACCACGAGCAGTATCAGAGGATCTGATATTAGATAGCGGTAAGAGTTATGCTCTACCAATATTGAATTATAGACTTGATATGGGTTCTGCTATTCATGAGGAACATATAGATATATTCCACAAGGATAGTAAGCAAGGACTCGAAGAGTATTGGAAACTAAACGGTCAAGATATTTTACTTGATCAAATCATGGAATTAGATGAATACGTTGGACGTATTCCACCGTCTGCTTACACACAACAACCATCATGACTGAACAACAACCCGAAAAGAAAGAACTCCCCTCACTTATAAATCCAGATAAGACACATGAGATGGTCTTCAACGAAGGTATCGGAGTCCTAGAAAATTATGCAAGTAAAGAGTGGTGTAAGATATTGATTGATGCTTTTGAGATGTATAGTAAGCAAAAAATATCAAAAAATATATTAGATGATCATTTTCATATAGATGCAATAGGACATGGGCAAAAACAATTTTCTCAAGGGCAACTTGGAAGAAAGGATGAGCAATTGTATCTTGAAGTAGCAGATGCAACATTAGCATCACATACTAATGCTATTATAGGGAGTGCCTTTGAAGTTTATGCACGGGAATATCAAGGAATTACAAATAGTGCTGACCCAGTATCATCATGGTCTTGTAAAATACAGAAGACACAATCAGGGGGAGGGTATCATGTATGGCATTGTGAAGATGGTTCTTTCATATACAGAGATAGAGTATTAACATGGATGATATATTTGAATGACATTCCAGTAGAGAATGGTGGTGCAACTGATTTCCTACATCAAAATTGTTCCTTTCAACCCACAACAGGAACTATGGTCATGTGGCCAGCGACATACACTCACATGCATCGTGGAGCATTTTTGACAGGTGACATACCAAAATATATTGCTACAGGTTGGTTCCTTAGAGAACCCGGCACTGTTACAAATAGAATTATAGGGGAGGGTCTTGGTAGTATAGTACCTAATTTTCAAATTAATCAGTGATTATATTCACTGCTAATATTAATGCTTATGACAACATCCCCGATCATTATTATGATGGGGATGTAAAGTATGTGATGTTTTATGATAAACCCATAGAACAAAAAGGTCCTTGGGAATTTATAGAACTAGATTGTAAGTATGATGATCCAATACTAAATGCATACCACACAAGATGTATGTCTCATTTGTTTTTTGATGAACCTCATGTGTGGATTGATGGATGTTACACCATGACAGAGCAGTTTGTAAAAAATTCAAGAGAATTTTTAGAAAAGAACGAGATAACACAGATGATGCACCCCGGAAGACGAACTGTTTTAGGGGAGTTATTAAAAACATATCGTTTAGGATTTGTTCCAGAGGAAAGATTATATAGATGGTGTGAAAAAGTCGCTGCATCTGGATTCAAATCTGATTATTTCAGTCACACAATAAACTGTTGTATATGGAGAAACAATACACAAAGAGTAAAAGAATGGAATGAAAATTACTGGGGATATCATTTTGTAGACGGTGAGTTTTGTCATCATATTGGACAGATCACAGCAGGCATAGCAGAATATCTAGTGTTTGGTGAGAATAGAATAGCAAGAGTCCCAGTCCAAGTAGACTTGAGTCATTCTACAAGAGAGAAAAAATATAATGATTCATATAAAATTTTTCCTAACAATTATGTGGAAGAATTCAAAGAGAGAGTGGCAAGAATTTTAGATCTGAATGTAGACAAAGAACCTCCATGCAAATATGAGGATCAGATCACAGATCAATTGATTGTTTATACATGTATTACAAATTCATATGATGAGTTTCCAGAAGATAGTTACTATGAAGAAGATGTAAGGTATGTTTGTTTTCATGATGGCACTATAGATACAAGCATTGGTCCATGGGAGTATGTTCAATTAGACTTAGACATAGAAGATCCAAGAGATTTTGCATATTATGTGAAGGCACATCCACATGAATTTTTTCCAAAAGATTCACACACTGTATGGATTGATGCTTGTTTCAAATTAACGAAACAATTTGTAGATAATAGTATGAAGTCTTTTCCCTTTTCTGTGCTAAGACATGGAGGGAGATTCACATATATTGATGAGGTGTTGGAGGGTTATACATGTGCTTTCTTCACTGAGTCATCAATAATAAATTTGTCTAAAGATTTAGCATTGAA